CTCCGTTGTAGTTAGTAATTGCTTCTTTTCAGGTGGTGTATCCTTGCCTGCTTTTATGCCAAAAAAGTTATTACCAACACCACGTTCTCCCCAACCACTTTCTAACGCCGCTTGTGTCAACGTAAAGAGGTAAGAAATACCCGTTTTGCGCTCCGTATCAAGTGCAAAAGGTTTGTACTGCTTTATAAATTCTTTCGGGGTCATTCTTGTTCGTTATTAGAGGTTTGAGATTTTTCGGATGATTCGGACTGTTCAACTTGTTCAGCTTTTTCATTCATATAATTAGAGATGGTTTTAGCAACTTCCTCTAAGTTATCACGATTGATAAACACTTGCTGAACGACTTGTCCTGCGCGGTCGAACCGCACTTTGTCTTCGGCTTTTTCGCGTATAGATTTGATTTCGATAAGACATAGCACTATTGCCATAAAGAAAGTGATAAAAGGAAATAGCCACAATGAGGTTTGGTAATAGATTTCTAAGTACCAAGAGAGCAAGCCGTATATACTATCCACAATCGTACAAGCAATCAGAATATTGTAGTATTGCGCCATTTTGCTAATGGTACGCCTATAGCCGTAGGAAGTTCGTGTTTCGCCGATACGTTTAGCCTTGCGCACACCACTCCAAAGGTCGGCGAATATCATAAGGAGTACGAGAATGTAGATACCGAGTAGTATCCATAGAATTACAAAGATTTTTTCCATTGATTACTGTTTGTTTTTAGGTTTTTCGGGTTTTTCTGTGCCGTTGATAATAGCGGTACAGTTTTCTTGAATTTGTTTGTAAAGTTCAATGTCTGAGGGTTGGAAGTTTGAGTTTTGGACATTGAAGTCGTTAGCGGTAACTGTACCTTGTAAATAGGGATAACTGCCATCTTGCTGACGAGTTGCTGAAAATGCTACAGCAATAGGATTGGCTTCATTTTCAGATTCATAGGAGTACATAACGGTTACTCCTTGCACAATTTCTTGTGCTGTAATTCGAGTTGTTTTTTGAATGATTTGCATAATGTTTGTTATATTAAGTTGTTATTTATTCTCTATGGCTCATTATGTAATAATGTCCATCTACATAACGAAGTATTAATGTATTTCCCCTTCCTAATGATAAAACTCCATCTGCTCCGCTATACGGATTGCCACTATTATCAAGTAATCTTCCTCCAGTTCTACCTCTTATTATAATGTTTCTTGAAATATTAAAAGTAGCCATAATTTGCAGTTCAAAGGTTATATTACTTTTTCCTATTAAACTTTCAATTTCCCAACGATTAGAAAGAAAAACATTATCACTTGAAACACTATTGAATACATAAGTATGACAAAAACCTATGCTTGATGTTATGATGTCACTATAAGAAGCCCCTATGTATGTTTCTTCAAACATAGCTTTTCCTTTCATTATAAAGGCTGTTTTTTCAGATGTTTTTATATATCCTGAAACAACATCTAATGCTATTGCATTATATGATGAAGAGTTCGTTATGCTTGCATCTAATATAAGAGCCTTATTATATCTACCGCCTCTACTAATAATTTCCATTGATGAATGAGATAAATTATTAAATCCACTTGAAAATACATTAATAACGGGTCGATTTCCTACCGGTTCATTTAATTGACTGGGGTCATTTATTATAACTGATGTATTACGGTCAATTCCTTTTCCGTAAGCGTTTATGATACCTTGTGATTTTATTTGTAATCCGTTAGCTATAAGAGATGTATTTTCAGCACTTTCTATTTTGAATCTACCTATTTGACCTTTTGAAGCATATATACTCCCATCATCTTGAACTCTAAAAGGGGCACTTTCTTTGTCTCTATAGTTAGCACCAGCAAAGAAACGAATAGATTTGCCATCAAGTCCAGCACCATTAATACCTGCGTTACCTCCTAATGTATTACCAACAGTTAAAGCTCCAGTAGTGATTGTATTTTTTACTACTTCTGTACCATTGGTATAATCAGCACCTTTGCTAAACATACCATTGATAAACTTAACATTTGCTTTTTCGGCTTCTGTGAGGTTCATTGCGTTTTTATCAATGACACCCAAATCTACCATTGTACCCCATACATCTTCGGGAGCAGGAGTCCAGTCGGTGGGTTTGTTGCCACGTTCGAGTTTTACGAGTTCAACAGATGAAGTAGGAACGGGTATAATGCCTGCAACTTCGTGATAAATAGTAATACCTCTCCATTCTTTATTAGGTACTATTAAATTAGTAAACTTTCCGCTTTGTAAATTTGTGTTTATATATTGTCTTGGCGCACCTCCTAATTCATCTGAAAAGTAAATATGTGTAATTCCTTTTATATCCCCAATACAAGAAAATATATATTGTTCATTACTCTTAGTTGGCTCATTAAGCAAGTAGAAAATACCTGTATAACCATTCATAGTCCGTTTGCTCTTAGAATTTAATATAAGGTTTCTCCCCCCAATATTCAACTCATTCACTTTTTGCTGTGCAAAGTTTTTAGCCTCTTGGACTTGTGTTTTGGTGAGTTCTGCTTGCGATCGTGCGTATGCTTCAGTAGCGGTTTTTGCAGTAGCAATAGCTTGTGTACGGGCTTGCTGTTCTTCTTGTACCTGCTGATTGCTGTATTGTTTCAATCTATTCTCCAATGAAAGCAAATCAGGATTAACAAGTTGCTTTATCTCGGTTTTGTTGCCGTCTGTTATTTTGAGATTGGCTTCGATTTCTATATGGTCATCAAAGAGGTGAATGTACTGCTGTCCGTTCCCTGATGTGATTTTGTCAGTTTTGATTTGTCCACCATTGATTTCTGTAAATCCGTTGAGTTTAGATACACCTCTCTCACCTTCGTATTCTGAATTAACGGTGGCGTATAGGAAATGATAAAAGCCTACTTCTTGTTCTAAATCTATCTTGTTTTCGGATAGAATAAATTCAGCGGTTTCATCGGTTTTACTTGCTTTGATGTATAGGTAGTAGGTTTTGGATTTGTCGTCCAAACGCCCTGATACGAAAGCGGGGATATTCCAATATTTATAGCTGTTAGCATTACGATTAGGGTTTATATCGGTAGTGCCAATGGTGAAATGCTTGAGCCAGCCACTACCTGCATTGATTTGTTTGCTATTTTTATCGAAATAGAGTGTGTGAGGGGCTTTTATAGAGTTATCTTTACTTACTACAAAATCGAACTGGGTAGATTTATTACCGATAAGAGCCATCATAGTTTGTACGGTGGCAGGGACAATGCTTTTGGTGTACTCAGGAAAAGCCTTTTCTATTTGCTTGATAGTTTCTTGAGCGTCTCGCCAGCTTCGTTTAGTCTCAGATATAGTGCGCTTATTGAGTTCTCCAAAATATACCTCTTGGTTTTGGAGTTTGCGCATTTCAGAGGCGAAGGAATGCCCTTGTACCTTGTTGGATAGTTCTATTTGTGGACTATATGGATTGCTTACATATTCTTTTAGCCCAATGATACGAATAGGCACGGGTGTACGTTGGAACTCGGTATCGGAGAAATTGATATACGCACCCATTTTGATTCGCCCGCCTATATTTACCCAGTGTTTTTTGGCGTATATACCGTCTAAATCACCTGTAAAGGTAAAGAGGTCGGTGCGATTTTCATATAGGTATTTGCACGCTTCTTTCATCATCTCCCAACTTGCACCTGACTTTGTGGCGTTGTCGCTGATGTAAGCGTTAGGCATTTGCATATTGTAGACTGAATATTCATCACCTATGGCAGGTTTGAATATATCATTAGGCATAGTAACGCCATCTTCTTCTTTGGGCTGTAATTGAAAACGTTTTTGAGCGTGGTCGTAATGATTTACCTCAAACTCTCTACCTGATAACATACCGCTTTCAAAGTAGATGAGCATTTTTTCGCCATTGATACGCATATCCCAAAAGTTGAGGTCTTGAGGAATGGAGGCGTCGGTAAAGTCGTAGAAGTGTTTGTCTTTATCGACTTCAAAGACCTCTGTAATTGTGCCTTTGCGTTTAGGGTATATGTGTGATAGGTCGAGGGTTTGCTCCTTTACAAAGCCCTTCTTTTGGGCGTTCTTTA